CATTTTACCACTCTTTTCTGACACCTTGAATTGCATCAACATGTTTGCACCTCCTGTGTATTTTGCGCAGGCGAAAGTAGCTTTGGAACGAATGGAGAAGATACGGACTGAGAGGATTAGGCATCGGGAGGTATTGAGGAAAGTGTTTCTTGAAGAACCACATAAGATCAATCCCTTGCAACTGAAGCCGAAGACTCATCGAAAGACAAATCTTCCCCACCCTGCTGGTGGGACGGTTGAACAAACCTCCAACCAGTTAAACTACCTAGCCGTTGACAACATACCTGGTGATGACGACTCACAATTCCAGCAATGGGCCAAGGAATGGGACCGTGCGGGGTTTCGAACCCAACATTGGATCTATTACTGGGCCTTTCGTGTCAGTCACGTTGTTACGACTTTCCGATGGAAACTCGGAGTGGAAACCAGCTCCAAATTGGTCGAAGGGGTGATTTACCGACCTAAAAATTTGAGGCACCTTCTCTTGAATGATCAAACTTTGCATACCTTCGTAGGGACAGTTTCCCATTCCCATGCCACAGCCGCGGCCTTTCGAACAAGCATGAACGCCTACATGAATGATGTAGTGTGTTCTGCTGGGTTTACCCCCTTTAATGTTTCAAAGAGCCCTAAGGATATTGGAGCAGGGACTAGGTACTTCTACGGCCCCAAGGATTTTGCGACAACTTTCTCCAACGATAAAGTGAAGAAAAATTCGGCCATCATTATGTGCGACGTTGACTACTACACTGACATAAGTAAGTGGATGCAGTACTTCGTTCCCATCTTGATGTACACTTTAGTACCCACCAAAGTTGCAGGAAGAGAGACGGATTTTGCCTACCGGTTTGTGGACAATGAGGTGGAATTTGAAGTGGCTGGCGGAGCAAAATACCGCCATAAACTTTGGAATTACACCGGAGATGTTGCAACGGTAGTTGACAAGTACAACAGGCTGTTGGTGTTTAACCTGGAACAGAGAATGATACCCAATGACCCTCACCATAGGTTCATTGTGTTGACTCCCATGGCAGCAATCCCTGCCCCATATTATAATTATATGGACCTGCGATTCCCAATTCAACGTTTAGAAGTTTGTAAAGAGGGTATTAATACACTCTATGAACCAATTCACGATGATTTGTCGATTAGCAGGGATGGATCTTGGCATGGTATTGAGATAAAAGGAAAAGTGTTCTCTGCCATCCAAGAGAGGTTAACCCATAAGGAATCTGAAGCCGTAGTTTCTGATGTGGAACGGCTGCTGAAGCAGAATGACATTAAAAGTTATGCTACTGATGCTCCCCTTCTATTTGATTTGATGAAAGCTAAAATTTCTGCCAACGTGGTAGTGACTCATGGCTCTGTGGTAGCCACCTTCCAATGCTTAGGTTCACTAGCAACGGAGGATGGTAAACCTACTGGTCGAGCCGTGTCTACGCCTTTGGTAAGCAACCCAGCACTATTCCCCAATAAAGGAGTTAATGCTGACGAAGCCACTATCAAGGATCGTATTGAGAAAGTCAAAAACCATGTTGTGCCACCTGCTGATTACCGGAAGTTTGCCAGGGAATTTGTGGACTTAATAGTTCCTGAAGAGAAGCGGGGTAAAGGGGTGCCCCTCCATGTGGCTGATGTCCGAAAGGTACAGGTCAGCCCGAACCAGGTTGCACGGTTCAATAAAGTGCAAGCAACATTGTCCATGACATCAGAGAATCAATTAAAGTCGTTTCAGAAAGCCGAAGCCGGCAAAGTGACTGGTCCGAGAAACATCACCACGATGGATCCAACCAACACAATTTTGCTATCTAGGTTTTCATTGGCGGCGAAACCTGACCTGATGAAGGATGTGGATTGGTTTGGCCCAGGTTTGACACCCAAGAAAACAATCGAAAGATTGCGAGTATTGGCTAGTCAAACGGAAGAATTCCTGTGTATTGATTACACCCGACTGGATGGATCCGTGTCGGAGTTCCTGCAGAGACAGATCGTCTTTGCCATCTACGCGGCTTGGTGCAACGTAGATGACAGAGCCGAGTTAATGCGGTTACTCAAACAAGTGTTCAAACAGAAGGCATTCACTGCGCACGGGCTGAGTTATGAACCTGGTTATGGAACCAGAAGCGGGTCTGCCATCACAACTGATGGTAACACTTGGATTTGTGCCTACGTCTTGTTTTGCGCCCTACGGAAGTTGGGGTACTCACCCAAGGAAGCCTATGCTCTCCTTGGCATGTTGTACGGGGATGATGGGGCTACACCAGCCCTGCCGAACCTGGCAAGCATGATGGAAAAGGTAGCAAAAGATCTTGGTTTGATAGTAAAACTGGATGTCATTGCCAAAGGAGAACCTATCCCATATTTGGGCAGGCTCTTCATTGATCCTTTGACAACCGGCGATAGCTACCAGGATCCTATGCGAACCCTGGGAAAGATCCATTTAACCGCCAATAACTCAGTTTCAGTTGAACAAGCATTGACCAATAAAGCTTTGGGCTACCTTGCAACTGATGCCAAAACCCCACTCATTGGAACTTGGGCTCGACGGATCATTGAGTTGACCGGATTGACCAAGGCCAAAGGTTTGTTGCACGAGGAGCAGTACAAGTTATCGAATGCATGGACACAACGTGATCCGGACCTTATTCGAGACAGTATTGCTGCCCACTTGAACCTATCGGTTGCCGAGTTGAAGGAATTGGACGGAAAGATTGCAGCAGCACCTTCCCTGGATCAAATGCCCGTGATCCTCCACAGTGAGCGCGACGTTAAAATCGCTGCCGTTGTGGATGGGGAGGTAGTTGAGCCAGGGCCTCATATTGAGGAAAAGGAAAGTGAAAGTAACAATGAATCCAACGACCAATCAACAGCAACTGATCGACCACTATCTGGGGTGGAGACGGACGGGGGAAGCAGCAGTGAAGACCATCGTGTCACAGATGGTCGGCAAGCAGAACCAATTCCGAACCAAGTTCGCACGGGAAGGCCTAGTACTCGACCCAATCGACCACAACCTCTTGGAGGCACAGGTCGTCGCAGTCGTGAAAAGTCTGTTCCCAGCCTACAACCCAGAGGTGGAGGAGCAGTTGGTGAGTCTGAGTCCGGTGGTCGAAAACCCACGGGATGCTCCCACTGCACCCATCGTCGCAAGCAACCACAAGGTGGGACTGGTATGGGACCGAAGCCTCCAAAGCCTCGAGCCCAGAAACCGGTCACCCCGAAGGGCGGAATCATACCCACCAAGGTATTCACTCCGTCGGGGCCCAAAACCACCCAGCTCTCTTAGATTTTGATCTTCTCTAAGTTGAGCCGTTCACCCGAACCACCTGAGATCCAAACCACACACTAAACCGTAGAAGTTGC